TGGTGATGTCACACTTAAAAGAGAGATTGCTCGATGCCATAATATTCAATGGGCAAGAAAGATTGCCTTAAACTCAGCTTATGGTGCAGTTGGTAATCAATACTTTAGATATTATGATGTACGACAGGCCTCTGGTATCACAACTGCTGGTCAGTTTATCATTCGTTTTGTTGAAAACCACATGAATAAATATCTAAACAAGATATTGAAAACTGATAATGAAGATTATGTTGTGGCTTCAGATACAGATAGTATCTATGTTCGACTTGATAAATTAGTTGATGCAACATGTCAAGGTAAAACAGATGACCAGATTGTAGATTTTCTAAACAAGGTTTGTGAACAGAAGTTTGAACCAGAAATCGAAAAGTGGTTTACTGAACTAGCAGATTATTCTAACGCATTTAAAAATGCAATGGTGATGAAACGAGAAGTTATCGCCAACAAAGGTATTTGGATTGCCAAGAAAAGATACATGCTGAATGTACTAGACGAAGAGGGCGTAAGACTTGCTAACCCTAAGTTGAAACTTATGGGGATTGAAGCAGTCAAGTCTAGTACACCTCAGGTGTGTCGTGGTAAAATTAAAGAAGCGATTACTGTAATTATGGGCAAAGAAGAACATGACTTACATAAACACATTTCAGATTTTAGAAAAGAATTTATGAAGTTACCAGCAGAAGCCGTATCGTTTCCAAGGTCTTGTAACAATCTTAGAAAATATCGTGATGCAAGTAACATCTTTGTTAAAGGTACACCAATCCATGTGAAAGGTGCATTGATATATAATCATAAGATTGAAGAACTAGGATTGCAGAACAAATATCCTCTTGTACAAGAAGGCGATAAGATTAAATTTATTAAATTAATACCTGCCAATCCATTCAAGTTTGATGTGATTAGTTATGTGACCACATTACCAGAAGAGTTTAAATTACAAGAGTATGTTGATTACAATATGATGTTTGACAAGACCTTTCTTGACCCTATGCGATTTATATTAGACGCAATAAACTGGAAAGCAGAACCAACTGCCAACCTGGAGGCATTCTTTGGATAGTTTTGGCTTGCCATTAGCAATATTATATAGTATAATACCCTTATTATTGATGGCAATTTTATTATGGATGTGGAACAATGAAGACCCTAAGTAGAGAACAAGCACTACATTGTGCTAATATATTTAATGACTACTTTGGTCAGTTTGACAGAATAGACCAATACATGCGTGACCAGAAAATGGCTCAGATAGAAAGTTTACCGACTTCTCTTCCTGGTATGGGGTTTGATAGTGATATGTTTGATGATTTTACCATATCACCACAAGACATGGACATTGAAATTGTTGAACTAGATAATCACACATGGGACAGTTGCATAAATATGATTTCTTCCCATAGTAATATGGTATCTATTCCAGGAAAGGCATTGAAACTTGCCGTCAAAGATAAGATTACTAATAAGTTTTTGGGCTTTATCCGTTTTGGTAGTCCTGTTATTAATTGTAAACCTAGGAATGACCTCTTGGGTAATGTCCCTAATCTCACTGTTTTTAACAAAACAGCCATTATGGGTTTTGTTATTGTGCCTTGTCAGCCCTTTGGTTATAATTATCTCGGTGGTAAGTTATTGGCTGGCATCTGTTGTTCACACTATGTTAGGGAAAAGTTGAATGAAAAGTATGGTATGAACCTGGTACTATTTGAAACCACATCTTTATATGGGAAAACCAAAGGCGCCTCAATGTATGACGGAATGAAACCATTTCTAAGATACAAAGGTAATACAATGTCAGATTTTATTCCTATGATGCATGGTAAACCATACCTAGATATGGTAGAGTATGTTGAAAATATTATTGGTAAAGGTCAACTAGTAAAAGTAGATGCTTCAAGTCGTAAACTTAAAATGACCACTGGTATTATTGGTCTTGTAAAGAAAGCCCTTGATGGTGATGACTTAGAAAAGTTTAAAACCACCATTGCAAACGCAAAGAATTTGACCGAACAAAAAAGATATTACACAAGTAATTACGGTATAGAAAACTATATAGATATTATAAATGGTAAGACAGATAAGATTGTCAAAGCAGATAACTATGATAGATATACCGTACCTGGAGTTGTAGAATGGTGGAAGAAAATAGCCACCAAAAGATACAACAAATTAAAAGAAGAAAACCGTATCAGAAATGATTTAGAAATATGGACAAAAGATGCTGAAATTGATATTATCAGGTAAGCTTGCCATTCATACTAAACTATGGTATATTATATGAAACTAAGGAGAAATGATGAGTGATTTTTTAAAAGATATAATCAAACAAACAGGCAATGAGTATGCCTCACTAGCAAGTGACGGCACAGGTGGTGATGTAGATAATTTCATTGACACAGGTTCATATTCATTTAATGCCTTACTATCAGGTTCAATTTATGGTGGCCTGCCAGATAGTAGAATTACGGCAATCGCCGGTGAAGCTGCGACAGGTAAAACCTTTTTCGCATTAGGTATTGTAAAGGCTTTCTTAGATAAGGATCCAGATGCTGGTGTTATCTACTTTGAAAGTGAAAGTGCAGTATCAAAATCTATGGTTGAAAGTAGAGGCATTGATAGTAAACGATTAGTTGTAATGCCTGTATCAACAGTACAAGAATTTAGAACACAATCATTATCAGTATTAGACAAATATATTGCTCAAGATAAGTCTGAGAGAAAACCTATAATGTTTGTCTTAGATAGTTTAGGTATGTTATCGACTACAAAAGAAATGGATGATACAGCCGCTGGTAAAGAAACTAGAGATATGACTAGAAGTCAGATTGTAAAGTCAACATTTAGAGTATTGACACTGAAACTAGGTCAAGCAGGTGTTCCTATGATTATGACCAATCACACATATGATGTTATTGGTTCTATGTTCCCACAAAAAGAAATGGGTGGCGGTTCAGGTTTGAAGTACGCTGCTTCATCAATCATCTACTTAGGTAAACGAAAAGAAAAAGAGGGTACAGAAGTAGTAGGTAATATTATACATTGTAAAAATTATAAGTCCAGAATAACTAAAGAGAACGCACAAATTGATGTAAGATTATCATACAAACATGGTTTAGATAGACACTATGGTTTGTTAGAACTTGCAGAAGAGGCTGGTATCTTTAAGAAAGTATCAACAAGAATTGAATTGCCAGATGGTACAAAACAATTTGGTAAAACAATCAATGATAATCCTGAAACATATTTTACAAAAGAGGTATTAGACCAAATTGATGAGTACACAAAAAGAAAATTCAGCTACGGCTCTGACGAAGACGAATAGAAGATATGTCTTTGCTCAAAAAGAGGGCGAAGACCATACTTGTATTAAGTTGACCGAAGGACCATTTGCCGATACCATTTACAAATATGGTAAGGTTGGCATACCACCAAAAGTGGAAGAAGATGCTGAGGGTAAATTACCTTTGACATTTGATTATACAGTAGTAAAAAATCCAAGAGATTTAGACCTGCTTGATAATCAAGAATTTATAAATTATATAGGTGATATATTGGTAGAATTACTTGATGAACAACTAAAGAATGGGACGGCAATAATTGAATAGAATAGAAACCACAATACTAAGCAATCTCTTTTTCAGAGAAGATTACACTAGAAAAGTATTACCTTTTATTAAAAAGGATTACTTCAATACAAGAACTGAACAGTTGTTATTTGAAGAAGTGTATAAGTTTATTGACAAGTACAATAATCTTCCTACAAAAGAAACTATCTTAATTGAACTTAATACTCGTAAAGATATTAATGAAGAAGAACATACAGCAATAAAAGAATATGTTGTAGGTTTATCAGATGAGAAGAGTGATGAACAGTGGTTGATTGATACTACTGAAAAGTTTTGTAAAGACCGTGCTGTACATAATGCTGTATTGTCTGGTATTAAAATCTTAGATGGCAAAGACAAGGCGATGACGCCAGAGGCAATACCAAGTATCTTATCAGATGCATTGGCCGTTTCGTTTGACAATCATGTTGGCCATGACTATATTGAAGATGCAAAATCCAGATTTGATTGGTACCATACTAAAGAGAAAAGATTTCAATTCGACCTTGATTACATGAATAGAATTACAAAAGGTGGTGTTCCAAGTAAAACTTTGAACATTGCTCTTGCAGGCACAGGCGTTGGTAAATCACTATTCATGTGTCATGTAGCATCATCTTATTTGACACAAGGTATGAATGTATTGTATATCACA